GACTACAAAGAGTCATGCTGGGATCCCAAGGAGAGACGTGTCTTACGGTTTTAACGAACCGCAAGCGCGTCGTCATCTCCTGGGGGTTCTTAGTCTGTTGGCTGGACACCTAACCGTCGAGGAGACGGCCGGTTCGCTTCATTGGAATCATCTCGATTGCGCAGAAAGAGCGCAGGGATCGAAATGTTCCAAAAACCTACCAAAGGATTTTTACGTCTGTTTGACGTACGTCCTAAGTAGGTCCGGTATGAAGCTGTCGAAGGAGTCGAAGGGACTCCTAGGATCCATTTGCAGGGGTCAACGAGTTTGGGATCATGATCTCAAACTGGAGTACGTTGACCGTGCTGCATTGAGTGGTTTATTTGTCCTTCAGGGCCTGATGGAGGTCCTTATTGACGATAATGACCGGTGCCGCGAGTTTCAGCTCGCTCACTGGCTTTCCTTTGTGGAACCACTCGTGGGGATGGATCACGCACTTTCAATCAAGCGATTGAAGTACGTGACCTCTCTCTGGTTCGCAAAATTCCTCCATGATCAGGTACCCGAAAAGGATGATCCTGCATGGGATGGTTGGCTCTTTCAAGGAGCAATCAAGCGTTATTTGCGAACGCGCCTCGTCTCGATGAGTGCAAAGAATGCACGCCTCTTTTACTCGCTTCTTCAAGCGAAGAGGAGCTGTGATCCTGTCCCGGATACGTTTGTCCAGGGCGCTTTGGAAAAGCACAGGAAGACCATCGGTAAGAAGTCGGAGCCATTGTCAGAAGGACTGAAGGCTTCGATTCGCCGATGTACCCGAGACATCATCGAAAAGTGGACGCCCTTCCGTGATCGTCAGTTTGAGCCGAGTCATTCGGCTTGCTGGGAACGATCTCGGGCGAAGGGTGGTCAGGCAATGGCCTTGATGGAAACAGTAGGCGACGCGCAAGTGCCGCTGAAGGTTTCTGACATCAGGGATGCATTTCCACACGTTTCAGATGATATGGCCCTTGTGTTACTTGGTTTGGAAAACAAGTCCCGCAAGCCAGATGATCTGGTGGGTATGGTTGAGACCACACCCGGCGTCATTGAGGAGAAGAGAGGCTGGCTTGAGCCATCACGCTCAGCCATGTTGTACGCGGCCCACTGCATAGAGCAGGGCCTCGAGCCGATCCGTATTCCAGGTGGAGACGGGGACCTTGAAGTTGTCGATGACGACGAACTCGGTCTGAGAACGGAGAATTGGACTTATACAGTCCGAATCCCCCCGGCTGGTCAGATGACCGCCGGTGTCTCGGCTGTCCTTGAACCCTTGAAGGTTCGGACCGTGACGAAGGGTCGCGCGATGGCGTACAACGCAGTTCATGGTGTTCAGAAGTGGATGCACAGCAATTTGCGTGCCCACAGGATCTTCCAGTTGATCGGTTCGACCGTGACTGAGGAGGTGATCCAGGAGAACTTGTTCAGGCTACGAAAGCCTGACGAATTCCTTATCAGCGGCGACTACTCGGCCGCGACAGATAATCTGAAGATCGAGGTCACAAAGACCATATTCGAGGTCGTATTGGAACGACTCGCAAGCGATCTTGATTACAGTGAGGAGGCCTATGAGTTGGTCACCCTCGCTAGGAAGGTTCTCTATGAACACGAAATCCACTACTCGAAAGAGAGTGGTTTGGAGCCTGTGCTCCAAGGGACAGGTCAGTTGATGGGAAGTACATTGAGTTTCCCCATCCTCTGTCTCGCGAACTGCATATGCTGCTGGCTCAGCCTCTTCGGGGCTTTTGAGTTCGACGATCTTCCAATGCTGGTCAATGGTGACGACATTGGTTTCTGCTGCACACGTGAGCGATATGATCGTTGGAGCCAGGATTTGGCCGGCTTTGGTTTCGTTAAGTCGGTCGGGAAGAACTACTGCTCTGAGCGGTTCTTCATCATCAACTCTGAATTGTTCGATTACCAATACGAACGCACTGGCAAATGCCATATACCTTATTTCAAGTCTGGCCTTCTTCTTGGCCGACATAAGGTTCAAAGCGTTAGGGGTATTGACGAGGACTCCGGTGAGGAGCCTCCTATCATCTCCACACTGGACCTTGTCCTGGAGGCAGCTGTTAACAAGGAGCGAGCTCTCGGTCGCTTCATCAGCTATAATCGAGCAGCGGTAGAGGAAATTACAGATGGCAAATTGAATCTGTTCCTCCCGCGGGAGAACGGTGGCTTGGGTCTCAACTCGTTTGGGATGCACTACCGTGTCACACTTTGGCAGCGTCGATATGCAACATTTTTGCATGAGCAAAGAGTGCTCAAGCTGCCTTCCTACACTCGGGAAGCCGATGAGGCGAAGTGTTGGAGAGCCGTCAAGCGAGTGAAGACGGACCCATGGGTTGTTGAATCTGGTCTTCCGCTGAAAGAAAAATTGTCAGCGGTGGCTCGAAACTTCGAACACTGTTCCAAGGAGCATCTTCGTGAGCTCTCTCGGAACGGACCCACAGGATGGAGAGTCTCAGACGTCAATGGCCAAACGGTTTGGAAAACACGTTTCTCGGGAGCAAAGCTCCGCGCCATTGGTCACTGTAGACCGCTCCAGAAGGACCTATCTCGACAGCTTTGTCACTGGAGATACACTGTTTCGTGCCCCGGAATAACTTCCACTCAAGAAGTGGTCGACCAGGGAGAGCAGTGCCTCGATGTCATTCGGCAGGTTTCCTGCATGACTCGGGGGGCGAATCAGCTCATTTGTATATGAGCGGTGATCATCGTGGTAACACTTTGTTCATCATGGCGAGACAGCGAAACGACAAATTAATTACGCGTAGTGTCTCGGGGCGGAGCGCCATGTTATTTCGTGCGCGGGCCCATTGATCCTCGGATCGTCCTTGGAAGACGTTAAACTCACCACGATTGAAATCGAGAATTCCCAATCAGACGACCATAAATCTCGGACGGAAATCCCGGAAGAGTAGGCAACGATTGATGGCTGGTCTTCAGCTGGTGTAGACGGTAGAACCGAGAACACATGCTAGGGAAGATCGGATGGGGTCGTATGACACGTAGAGACGGGTGCTGGCAGATTAAGGTTATCCCTTTAGGGACCCTCTAGCCAATAGCAAGTCCTGGCGCGGAGCGGATTTCTGGTATCTCGTAAGTCCCAAGGATTGGGCTCAGAGTCAGATTATACTCCTGAGTGACGGTCGGTAGGAGCCCTTGGGGCCTGACCGTGGCTGACAAATCACTGAAATGGTGAAACTCTCTACAAACCCAAAACGGTGAGCTGCTAAATACAGCGCTCAATAATTCCGTACCAAGTTGTGGTCGGCCGTAGAGGCCGCGAAGTCTCTGTACCCGGGTGAGAAACCCGCCGACATTCATAGTCGAGCAGAGTCCCACGACGTAGTGTCGACAGACTGCAAAGGTGCAGTCATACGATGTACAGTCGCCGGCGAGAAACAACTCGCAAGAGAATGAGTACTCCAAACAAGTTTTGAGTGTTGTTCTCTTTTGTCCCGGGGATCCCATGACGGACAAAAAGAATCGGAAAGCTAAGTCCAAAAACTTGCCGCGTCGTCAGCGCATGACGAAGTCTGTTTCGGTTCCTGGCTCTCGCAAGAAAGCCTCGAAAAGCTTCAGCCGGGTCGCGGTCAATACATCTCGTGTTGATCCGACCCGCTTTGCCGAAGGGCCGATTTCACATCGGACCCATGGTCGAGGAATGCGATTTGTTGGTGTTCAGGTTCTTCAAAAGATCGTCACCACCGCGTCTGATTCTCAGCTTTGGACTGGCACTGCGCCAGCTGTTGCTGTCACGAACAACGCGATCCTCCTCAATCCTGATACCCTGAATGGTCGTTTGGCGGTTTACGCAAATTCATACGCGCGATACGCCTTTCGTTCCATCCGACTTGAATTTGAGCCTCTCGTCGCGACCTCTCAGGCCGGCGGCTGTGCTCTTGCCATCGTGAACGATCCACAGTATCTCGCAACGGCTGCAGTCATTGACTACACAACGATCCAGGATATTACTCCTTCGGTGTCGTTTCCGTTTCGCGAGCGTGGCTCTCTGTCGTACAAGTACGATGGGGATGACCTTTTCTTCACGGAGTTTGACAACGCCACTACAGCGGCGACCCGTCAGACTGTTCAAGCGGTTCTCATCGGCTACCCGTCGAGTTCTTCGATCGGTGCGGTGACTCAAGGTACCATCCGCATTCATTACGTGATCGACATGTTTCAACCTGTCAACACGCTTAATATCTCTCTCAGTGGTCTCACTGTTGAGGAGAAGAATGCGGTTCGAGCATATGCTGAATCCGTGCGTGCAAAGAAAGCCGCACCGGAACAGTCGGATAAGACTTTGGGGGAGCATAAGGACCTGATGGAGGTGCCTATGACTCGCCAGAACACTGTCATTTCTCAGTCGACTAGTAGCGTCTCTTCGGCGTCTTCTAGTTCGGTGACCTCGGGCTATCGTGCTCCGAGTGTCAATGAACAGTACGTTCTTGTCTCATCTTTGAAACATTGACCCTAGGGTCAGTTACCACGTTGATAAGTCAACAGACGGTTGCTAGGGTTCACTAGTCACAGGCAGATCATTGGTCGGTATCTTTTACCTATCTCTTCTGACTGTGCGACTTCGTGGATCCGATGCATAAACCGTGTGTGGCTGAAAGTGAGTGTGCGCAAGACATCAGCATGATGTACTTGACGGAACGGAGCACAAGGTGGGTGGACGGCTGGCGCAATGTCAATAAGACGCGACCGTACCATGCTGTAAAGGCTCTACGTTCTCGAGTTCCGCTTGGTCAAACAGAGCTGCTGCTCGTTTGCATTTCGGTGTGGGCTGGACTTCTGAAATTCCGAGTTTCGGCGTGTTGAGTGTTAATTCATCCACTCTAGCCACGGATAAGAAGATCTGATCCAGACTCCGATTGCATCCTGACGGTAGCCGGCAAAACAAGTTGCGGTTCCTATGGACGCTAGAAATCTTCGCGTATACGCGGAGCTATCTTGAAAGTGTCTCTTCTGCCATTTAAACTTCATGAGGGAAGCTGGTATCATAGTGCTCGACTGTTGGGTCGGGATAGATGATCAGCTTGCTCTGCAAGTCTTCTGGCTACTTCGTTAAAGGGGGCAAGGATTCATACCGCCTCAGGGGGAACTTCATTTCCGGACTTTGTGTCCCGGGAATGACGGTGCCTTATCCTGAAGTAAGGGTTGGTCCTTCGCTGCTTTCTTGAAGGCGAAGACAGCGCATGTCACTCCAGACATACACTGGG